CGGGTATCAGCAGCAGAAACAGCAGCAATACCAGCAAGGATACCAACAAGCGTCGCAACAACAACCAATGGCACAGCAGACATCGCTACTACAAGGCAACACAACGAACGTCATGGATATAAGCGACGACGACCTGCCATTCTAACCATTCACGGCGGGGCCTACCGCTCCGCCTTTTACAATAAAGGGGTATAAAAAACATGGTACAAGGAAAACTACAAGACGATAAAACTTTGATAATGCTGCTACACATCGCAGACAGCGAGAACCAAGAAAACGGCGAGCCTATCGACATCAGCTTAGCTGGAGCCGCTTCGCCTATTATCCAATACCGCGGTAAAATGGTATTATTTAGTATTCAGGACATGGTCGCAGAAGCTATCAGAATTATTGACGAAGCCATTGAAAAAGGAGATACAGAAAATGAATGAGCTTTTACTTTTAACCCTACCGCTGGCCGTGTTCGGCTATTCGGTACTAGCTACAATCGCCCTAGACCGTCAATACCGACGGGCTGAAAGCTGGAAGCGCAAATATAAGCAGCTAAAAGACGACTACGCAATCCCAGATGTCGGCCATGGTACAGTAACCATGACGCACATCGAGAAGACAGTCGCAAACGGCGTCGATGTCGTCCCAGCTAGACAACGCAAGGAGGTTTACAGATGAAACAGCTACCAGTCGTTAAGGTCCTACGCCTGACGCTAGAGCTTGCGGCCGTCGTTCTGATTGTCAGCTTGACACTGATAGCAGCAGGCCAAAAGGAGCAGCTAGCGAAACAAGAAAAGGAAATCGAGCAGCTAAACCGTGATAAAACGGCGCTCATGCTCGATTACAGCGCATTGCAGAAAGAAGCTGGACTATCAGCCAGCGGGGGGTATTAAATGGCGACATTTAAAGCAAAACTACTATCTGAAACAGCAGACAACGACTTTTTGAATGAGGTCCTGACACTAAAACGAGGTCAAAAGATAATCGTAACAGGTTTACCGCAAACGGTGACTACCGAGAGACGCCACGCGGACGCTTCTGTTGAAATGGAGGTTTTTGTCGACAAGTATTTCAAGGAGCCAAAGCTGCCTAGTTATGCAATCGCAGCAATGGCCGGTTTAAAAAACCTGAAAGAAGTCAAGCGGTCTAATTGTAAGCTACTAACAGCAATCAAAATCATGCGCGAGGGATTTTTGCCAGAAACTGACAAGACTATCCGCTGGATTGAATATTCTGACGAGAATATGCACGCGTTTACTCACGCTTGGAATACAGGGGATTTCACAATGGTAAAAGAAAAGCGTTACTTCGTTCCATTCCCGCACGGAGAACACGAGCAGAGCGCCTTCTTACTAGTCAAGAAGCACGGGAAGGACGAGATAGTCGCAGCGCCGCAGAAGCGCACCTATCATGCAATTTTGAGCAGCGACAAAGAGTGGCAGACATTCACGGAAATTGAACTTGACAACATGGCACCATGGGCGCAAGACTTCAAGGTTCCAGCGGACGAGTTCTTGGCACGTTGCAAGAAGAAGGTAAGCCATGAGTAACACGGACGACATCAAGAAAAAGGTTCGCAACCTGCTAGAACTAGCAGCAGACGCACCAGACGACGCAGAAGGCCAGACGGCCTTCCTGCTGGCTCAGAAGCTCATGGCAAAGCACAAAATCGCAGAAGGGGACGTCACAGCCAAGGCAAGCGACGTCGTAGAGGTCGAAGTCATTCGCAAAGGCGTCCTCTATTGGTGGGACAGAAAGCTATCAGCCACTATCGCGAATAACTTCGCTTGTGTATCTGTAAGCGATAGCAAGGCTATTTATTTCTACGGATACAAGGAAGACGCAGAACTGGCGCGTGACGTCTACCACATGGCAGCGCACCACATGAGCCAGCGCGGGAAATACTACGAGCTATCAGGCAAGGCGCTAGTTTACTACCGAAAGGGCTTCATCGTCGGACTTATGGATAAATTCGACGAGCAGAAACGACAAGACGAAAGTCTGGCGCTTGCTGTAATTGTGCCGCAGGAAGTCCACAAGGCACTAGAAGACGGAGGTATCACAGACACCAGAAAGGATAACGTGCCAGAGTGCGGCGACCCGACAGCCTACCTTATGGGCTACGAGAGCGGAAAAGAATTGAATACAGACAGGAAGAAGGGTATAGAATGATATACGAAATAAGCTATAACATACCGCGGCAGCGCGTTCTATTAGACGGCGCGGTCGTTCGGTACTTGCGCAAGGAGCGAGGGCTTACCAGCAAGCAGCTTGCGGATAAAGTCGGCATAAGCCACGGCAGCCTATCCAACTATGAGCGCATGGAAAGCGCCCCGCTGAAATCGGTAGCGCAGAAAATCGCGGAAGCCTTGGCCGTACAGGTCGGAACTATCAAGGCCAAATGGCGGCACGTCGAGAGCGGCGCAGAAGTCGCTCGAGTAGCGAAGAACCAGCGCCAGCGTCCAGAACAGCCAGCGGAGGAAATCACGCTGTTTAACGTTGAGGAAATCGACCAGAAGCCGCAGAAGGGCGCAGAGTACGTCGACGGTCTTCGATATGCGCTGCAGCGTGTCGAGAAGTACATCGGAGCTTATAGACCGCACAACAACCACGAACACGCTTCGGGCGCGCTCGTGGCTCTTAAGCTGGTATATGTCGACTTATTCGATGAAATCAAGGAAAAAGGAGGGGAGCGATGAAAGCAAACGTTAAGCACGCGCTACGCAAGTTAGGCTACTACCAGCAAGAACCGCTCGAGCTTTTCGGCGTCAAGACCTACCCGACTTTGAACAAGGGGTACGTCACCACGAACCAACGCGCGACGTTCTCGGCGTCTATCACTTGCGAAGACGAGCCAAAGCTGACAATCGTCAAAGACCAAGACGGGGAAATCTTCGATGATGTCTTCGAGCTGCTGGCAGCTTACCGCCTGCCGCGTAAGCAGGCCGAGGAATTGAAACAGGTTGCGAGGGTACTATATGCCTAATATCGAAAAATTCACATACTACCTGCCGCGGAACACGAAGAACCGCAAGCAGAACATGGTCCTAAACAGCAACGACCGACTGAACAGGTTCGCGAGAATGGAGACGACGCAGAAGCTCCGAGCGCTGGCGGCATATCAGGAGAGCGGGAGCGTGTTTGACCCGTACACGGCAGAACACCCAGCGCGGCTCATTCTCACCGTCTACCCGCCTACGCGGCAGGACGTAGACCCTCCGAACCTATACCCGACGTTTAAGGCCTTAATAGACGGCCTGACAGACGCGGGCGTTTGGGTAGATGATAACAACCGCGTTATACTAGAAACTGTTTTCCGTTATGGTGGCGTAAGCGGAAAAAAGGGACACTACAAGTTGGAAATAATGGCAATGCCTTGCGCCAGCATGTTTTGAAAAAGGAGGAACCATGGCAACATTTACGAAAATCAGGTGCATTGATATAGACGACTTCGGCACATTTCAAGCGCTGGTGAATGTCGACGACGTCTCAATCGTTACACCGTTTGAAAACAGCGATGATTGCTCCGAGGTTGTATTATCGAACGGGTACGTCTATCTTGCCGACTATCCATTTAATGAGACAGCAGAAATTATTTTGAAAGCGAAGGAGAATAAACAATGAGTGACTTCATGCAATTACTACAAGACCGCGACGGCTGGCGCGATGAATACTACGAACTACTTGACGAACGGGCAAAACTTACCGCAGAGCTAGAAAGCAAAAAGTCCGAAGCGGAAGACATCAAGGACGAAGCGACCGACTACCGCAAGAAGTACGAGGAAGCCATCGCGGCTTTTGCAAGCGAACACCGTCAATACTTGATCCAGCAGCGAAGCCTTGAATACTTCCAGCTCAAATGTATTAACTTGCAGCGCCGAGAAGACGGGCTAGAACCGTACAACACGACCGCAGAATCAGCGGAAGCCTTTATCAAGGAGACGCAGGCAGACAAGAAGCCAGAAGACCTGACGCTATACGGGCACAAGGTTATCATCAGCAACATTCCACCCGCAGGCCACCAGCTCGAGCATATCATCGCGCCGACCGCGAAGCAGCTCCGCGAAGCGTATGAGCGTATCATCGAGGAATACGGGACAGGCCCGACAGAGCCAGAAGAAGACCCAGACTTTCGAGTTGGCTCTTTTATCAAAGCAGAAGAAGCGGCGAACGCAATCTCAGAGCTAGGCAAGGCGTTTTGTATATCAACCAAGGACAGGGACACCTCGAAATTAGGCGGCACGGTGACGGAGCTAGGAGACGTCGACATCGAGGACGACGGACGGTATATTGGTCTTACGGTAGAAAATAGCGGTGCGGTCGAGGTGACACTGGCGCCGAAGACGGAGGAAGAAGCAATCGCAATCGCGAAGCGGCTCGGTCTTTACAAGCTGGTAAAGGAAGCGCCGAAACACCCTCCGCGCAGGAAGTCGAAGAAGACGCGCAAGAACCACAGAAAGAAGAAAGCAAGGGTAACAAATGGAAATTTTTAAAAAGGCAGTCATAGTCATAGCGGTTTTGTTCTACGTCGTCGCTAGCTGCATAGAGCAAAAGAGAGCAATAGACGAAAAGCGGTACACGTTTATATACTTGATTTTTGCAGCACATACAGCGGCAGCCGTAGCAGCGATTATCGACTTTATCCGATATTAACCAGACAAGAGAGGACGGGCAGCAGCGCCCGCCCTTTTTTGCTATACCGTAGACAAGATACGGGTTTTTTGCTAAAATATAAACAGCAA